CCTACACCGAGCCGGAAACTTCCACAGCCGACAGCATGAAACGCCCTGGCGACTTTACACGTGCCGAGATAGATGCCATGAAGGATATACGCCAGCAGGAAGTATGCCGAAAGGCCCGCGTGGAGGGAAACAAGAAATACATCAACCGCAGCGACGTGAAGATTACCGAGGAATACAAGGAACAGCTTCGCCTTCGTATAGAGGAGCTGATGGAGTGGGGAGAAAACCTGCCTAAGAAAACGGCAGAAGTAGCCACTGCAGCCGGTATCTCCATTCCCGGTGTAAACGCTCCGGTTGCATCCGTACATACAGAAGAAAAGCCAGCTTCCACCGATAAAGCGGAACCGAAAGAAACGGAAGTAAAATCAGAAAAGAAATCCGAAAAGGCCGAAAATACTACCGTAAATGAGGAAAAACGTGCCGAATCCACGGAAAACCGCCAAAAATCGGCAGAAGAACCGAAAAAAGCTACAGAAACTCCGCGCAAGAAAGTAGACCCTACTGAGAGTGTGACCGAAGGACAGATGAAAGGAGGTGCGTTATGAGAATAATTGAACCCTGCTGCTACCACAAGCAGCTGGAAGGCATGATTGACGAGTGCAGCAAAAAGCACACGGCTGCCAACTTCTTCAGTTTTTCTGACTGGGATATGTGCGACCTGCTGGGCACGCTGTCCGGCTACTGTTCCGGAGGTGAAATTGGCATTGTCATGGTGCGGCTCGATGTAAAGCTCATTCAAACCATCCGTCGCATTCTTTCGCGTGTGAAGCCCGATCCTACAAATCCGTCGGACCATATTGCTGATGTCAGCAAAATGATACTCATTTCGCAGCCTGCATCCACAGGAGCCACCTTCAACCAGCGACAGGAGATTCGCACGCAGTTGGGCGAGTTTATACAGTCGGGCCGGCTGGTGGTTTGTGAGGACAATGTGGGTTTCCGCTGCGTCACGGTGAAAAGCAAATCGCACAGCCTGGTTATCCAGGGAAGCCTGAACACCCAGCGCAGTAACGCCATGCAGATGTTCACACTTACCACTTCGCCGGAAGAGTATGAGAATGTGGCGGAGATGTTTCGGATGAAGGAGCATACGAAAAGCATATTCAAGCAGTAACCATTTCCGTATGGTCACGAAAATGGTTTCGTAGCCAAATGTAAAAATAAGCATGTTTCGATGTGCTTATTTTTACATTAAAAGTTAAATAGTTGTTTTTCAGATTAATACAATATTAAATTAAGAAGATTATGAAGAAATTTATTAGAACAGAAGAAGTACAGGCTACAGAAGCAATTCTGAAAGGTGGTAATATTTACCTTCCTACGGATGCAACCCCCAAAACCATGGAACCGAGAGTGGAAGGATACAAGGTGGTAGATTCCAATGGATGCGTAAGTTTTATTCCAAAAGCAGAATTTGAGGAAAGGTACAAATGTGTTGAAACTTTCATTGACAGAATGATGATTGAAGACGAAGAGCTATCAGAAAAGTATGAAAAGTGTAGCTCATTCGTAGATTCAGAAAAATTCCGTGAGGTAATCAAAGAAGATTATCCAGCTTTCCTTATGCACCTTCAAAGAGAAGCTATGGGAAGCTATCTTGGGACTTTACATAACCGTATTGAATATGCAAACGGTAGCAAAACGAAGTGTAATACCTTATACAGTTTTGGTGAAGCAATAGAAGCTTTAAAGTTTGGCCTTTGTATCCGCAGAAAAGGATGGAATGGTAAAGGTATGTTTGTCGTCAAGCAGGTTCCTTCACACATTGGAAACGATGTAATACCGAAAATGCAATCACTCCCACAATCCGCCAAAGAAATCATCCTGAAAGGAAAAGGATTTATTGATTACACGTGCCAGTGCCTTATTTACAATGAAAATACCGGTCGTGCTGACTCATGGAATCCTTCCATAGCGGATGTATTCGCAGAAGACTGGGAGATTTTGCAATGATACAAATCTAAAGAATCAGGGGAAATCAGTTAAACATTTCCCCTGATTTATAAGCACAAACACGGAAACACAAACTATGGCAAGCGAAATAGCACAACGATTCTACGACCTGCTGCGGAAGCACTTTGAAACGGGTGTGCCGTGGCAGAACATGGCCTTTACCGATGAGCAGAAAAAACGGGTGGAAGTCTGCCTGGATGCGTACAAGCGCTTTGAGGAGGACCCGTTCATGAATCTGCGGCAGTACATCATCAACCGGTGGAAACGCACGTACAGCCAGCTGGGAGGCGACCTGAAGGTGATAGACTTCATTTCGTCGTTCTACGCCAAGGGACAGCGAAACATTTCCTCGATGAAGGTGCGCCACGCCGCCGACCTGATGATGCGCAACGGAGCCGATACGGGCGACATGAAAGCGGTGTACAACGGTGCCAGCCTGCTCACCAAAATTGACCGTCTGGACCAGCCGGAAACACCGGAGGAACTGGGCGACGAACTGATACGCATGCCGGTAGTCATTACCTCGGATGTGAAGAAGAAATTCCCGAACAAAACCGGGCACGACAGCGAGGAAATGCGCCGCCTGAGAAAGAAATACGGCGTGAAGCTCGACCAGTGGCAGGAGATGGTGGAAGACGACGAAGGCGTATATGTAAGCGAGGTACAAAACGGCCCGGACGAGGAATACGATGAAGTAAACCGGGACGATTTTACACAACCGAGAGAGGAGGAATAAACCATGGCACGAAGAAACGACTATGAATCCGCCCGCGAGGAATCACTCCGACGGGCACAGCGTCACGCATCGGCATTGTCTGGCGTGCAGGAAGCGGAGGAGCATGAAACTGCGGCCAACTACATCTACATGAATCCGGCCCAACGTGCGGTGTACAACTACCGATGCCGGAATACCACCGTAGAAGCAGGTCGTGGTACAGGTAAGACCGACGGACTGATTACGCCCGAAATGGCCGGTTGCATCCAGTCCATGCCGCGCGGAACCGGACTTTTCTTAGGTAACAGTATCAAGCAGCTTTTCACGAAGACCGTACCTAAAACGCTTTACTCGCTGGAGCGAATGACCGGACTGAAGGAGGGAGTCCATTTCTTCCGTGGACATGCTCCTGCCAAATGCAATTTCAAGGAACCCATCGTAAAGCCGAAGGTATGGGAAAACTGCATCCATTTCTGGAACGGATTCGTGTACTACATGATTTCTACCGGAGTGAAGGCTGCTGCCAACGGTATGGACTCGTGCTCCATTATCGGCGACGAGTGCCGTTTTATGCCGGAGGGACTGATTAAGGCCGAAATTCTTCCTACGCTTCGTGGTATCAACACCAATCATCCCGGATTCGATGAAAACCTGAATCCGTACTACAAGAGTATATTCTTTGTAAGCGATGCCCCGCTCACCAAGCGTCAGGCATGGCTCCGGAAGCGCCGTGACGAGCAGACACCGGAAATAAACCGGAAGATTGCGGAGATGATACGTGAGGCACAGATCTGCCCGGAAATCGTGCAGTCCCCCAAATACCAGCGTGAGCTGAACAAGCTGCGCTGCCAGGCCAGCATCTACTTCTCTTTTTCCACCGTGGAAAACATCGACATTCTGGGCGAACAGTTCATCCGCACCATGCAGAAAGAACTTACCCCCACCATGTTCGACATCTCCATCCGCAACGTCGAGAAGGAAGAAATCAACGACGGCTATTATGCAAACTTCGACCCCGACGTGCACTGTTACCTCAGTAACGACGAAGAGCAGCTGGAAGCCGCACAAAAGTACAGCAAACGCACCATTACGCAGATATACAGCGGCGGGCGTACCCTGCGTGTGGAGTCGGAAAGCATCGACTTGAACGAGCTTTCCAAGGCACAGGACTGCTGTCTGGACACCGACATAAAGCCCGGCGAACCGCTGCGCATCGCCTTCGACTACAACGCCCACATCAACTGTCTGGTGATAGGGCAGACCGACAGCCGGAGCAACACCGGCGTGCTGCGCATACTCAACAGCATGACCAACGTAAAGAACACCCGTATCGAGGGACTTTGCAAGATGTTCTGCAAGTATTACGAGCCGCACCGCCTGACCTGCCGCGACGTGATTTTCTACTACGACGACACCGCCAAGCAGGGAGCCGCCTACGCCAGCGAGCGCCACGAAGAAACCCGTTTCTACAACATCGTAAAGAAAGTGCTTCGCAGTCACGGATGGAACGTCATCGAAGTACCCATGGGACGGCCCATGAGCCACAACAAGAAGTACGAGTTCCTGAACGGTTGTTTTGCCGGCACTCAGCGCCCGTTCCTTCGCATCAATAAGGAGAACAACGAGTATCTGATTGCCTCCATGGAGAATGCACGTGTGAAGGAAGGGCGTAACGGTTTTGAGAAAGACAAGAGTCAGGAGAAGAACCGCGTATCGAAGGAAGTGGACGACATCGAGGCAGAATTGAGTACACGTACAGACCTGAGCGACGCATTCGACACGCTGGTAATCGGTGTGCGCTATTACGGATCGGGCCGCATGATAGGCGTGGGTATGCCGATGTCGGCTTAATGAAGAATGAAGAATTAAGAATGAAGAATTAAGAATGAAGAATTAAGAATGAGTAATGAGCAAGAAGAAGCTGAAATATCAGGACCCGGCCCTGCAGCCGCCCAAAGCGCTGATGCAACTGGTGGATGCCTTTACCGACACCTACAAGCCGGTGGAGCGTGAGGAGTATGCCGACGAAGTGTTTACCGTGCGCCGCATCCGTGAATACTTCCAGGCATGGCCCATTCCGAAGATGCCCGACCCGCTTCCTCCGTATCTGGTGGAACTGGAGCGCAGGGGATTCGCCATGCAGACGGCCTACGACGGACATCCCGCCCTGTTCTGCGTCCGCTGGCATGTGGACGAAGAAATCTGCACTGCCGAAGAAACGCACGACAAAGAAGCCGAAGTGCGCACCGGACTGGTGAGCATGAAAGCCCT